TTTAGAAAGTTTTTAGTAGAAGCCGCAGAAGCGGGCTTGGAATTATCTATGGTTGTAGATGAAGAAAGTATAGAAGCACCTGAAGAACTCCTTTTAGAGAATAAAAAAGGAGATGTTCATTTAGCCCTTATGCCATCAGGCTCAAAAAGAGGTTGGGGACGAGTAATACTAGGAGCAATCATAATAGCTGTATCTCTATGGCTCGGTATGCCAGAAGGGGCAACACTTGCTGAAGTTTGGGCAGGGGAAGCTACACTACATACAGCAGCTTTACTAGGGATGGGTATAGGTATAAATATAGCAATGATGGGGTTAGCCGAATTAATGGCAAAAGCCCCTAGCCACGAGCAAGGCCCAGACGCAGGGTTATTCAATGGCCCTGATAGTACAGTGATTCAGGGTACGCCTGTGCCTATATGCTATGGTAAGCTATTAATTGGAGGTAAGCCAATAAGTGTTAACTTTAAAGCAAGCGGAATTACAGGAACAACAGGTGGAGGCGGCTCCACTTATACAGGTATATTTGACAGTATCTATAGTGATAATAGAGATTGGCTCAATGACTTAAATGAAATTAACAAGGATCAGTATATCGTAACTGATGCAGAATAGGAGAATATAAGTGCCAGGAAAACCAAACCCATTATCAGAACATCGGAATCCTGCTACTGGAAATGTAGGAGGACAAAGAGGAGGTGATAATCAAGTAGCAGTAGTATATGATTTATTATCAGAAGGGCCTATTGAAGGACTTGCTAATGATATGTCTTCTGTGTACTTTAATGGTACACCTATAATAGACCCTAATAGTGATGCTCATAAAAGACTAAAACCAAGACGAGGAGTCTGCACAACAACAGCAGGTAGTACTACTGTAAATACAGAATCAGGACTATCTCTCAGCGAAGTAGACCTATCAGATGGGGCACGATTTGTACAGATAGCAGCTGCAGGGACTAATCTTACGGGTAACGGCTCGAGTACAGGAGCTACAGCTACTGCAAGTAGCCATATAGTTACAACTTCATCAAGCTTTTTTGCTGCAGGAGATGGCTCTTCGACTACTAACGGAGTAGGTTCTGTAAATATAAGAATAGCAGGAGCAGGAGAAAATGGAAACGACTACTATGGTATGGTAAAAACTCGTATTAGTGCTACTTCCGCAATAGTTAGCCCTCCTATCTCAACCACAGTATCTTACGCAACAATCAAAAAAGACCACACGAGTATGATTACCTCTATCACAGATGATGATACCTTTGTTATGTCTTCTGCCGCAGTAACTGCAGTAACAGACCACAAATTCATACTTAGTCCTCCACAACGAGGAACCTCAGGAGCGCCTAGACTTACCGAAGATGGATTTAACTTCGAACACGTAGATGCCTTTTTTAGGACAGGTACACAAAATCAAAAAGTTCCTTCAAGTTTTGCAGGTCAGGTGGGAACTGTCTTTGCAAAAGCTTTCGGTGATGAAATCAAACAAACTACCAACAGTAATTTAAGTATTACTGGGCAAGATGTTACCATAAAAACAGCTTTAACAGATATGGATATAGCGGATCCAGGTGAAATTGATTCAATTAGAATAGCTATGGAATTCCCTACCTTAATAAGAACTAGTAAAAATACAGCAAATGAGTATCCAGGAAGAGTAGAGTTTCAAATATGGTTTGAGTACTTTCAAAATGGTACTTGGAAAAATACAGAAGTGCCTATTTATGGTGTAACAGACGAAGAAATAAAATCTAGGCAATGGTCAGGCCACAGTACTTATACTTTAGCTCAAAAAGTTAACTATGGACTTGGAGAAGCAGGAACTTTTAATTCAGGAGTAGTTAGACATCAAACAAAAACTAAATATATTTATGAATTTCCTGTTGATATTGAGCAATATAAACCTTTTTCAAACTTTAGAGTTAGAATTAAAAGGGTTACAGGAAATGAGTTATTAGAACATACAAAATATCAAGAAAATCATAGATCCATACTAAATTCAATATATGCTTATGTACATGATAGGCAGAATTACGCTCATTCTGCTTATGCTGGAGTAACTTTTAAAGCTAGTGAATTTAGCTCCATTCCAGAAAGAGCGTATGAAGTTAAAGGAATGAGAATTCAAGTTCCTACTAATTATATAACACGAGACGAGGCAACTAATGGTATCGCTTCCTACAAAAGAAATATATCTTCAGGAGCAGTAACTTCTAATGATGTAAATTGGGACGGTAAGTTTAGAGGAGATATTGCTGATTCTACATGGAGAAGTAATCCAGGTCATGTTAACTATAATAAAGTTTACTGTAATAACCCTGCTTGGGTGTACTATGATATAATGACAAATAACCGATATGGGTTAGGGGATTTTTTAGAGTCAGAAAATATTGATAAATACCAATTATACGCAATTGCTCGGTACTGTGATGAATTAGTACCTGATGGTGAAGGGGGCGAGGAGCCAAGATTCACTTGTAATTTATACCTATCTAGTCGAACTCAAGCATATAAAGTTTTAACAGAAATGGCAAGTATATTTAGAAGTATACTACATTGGATGGACGGCAAAGCTGTAGTAGTTCAAGATAGGCCAAAGGAGCCAATCTATACCTTCTCAAAATCCAATGTTAAAGACGGTAGTTTCGTATATCAAAGTTCTTCTTTGCGTATGAGAACGAATCAAATTAATGTAACATGGAACGATCCAAAAAGATTTTATAAACAATATGTTGAGGCTGTAGATGATATTGATAATATTATCGATTCAGGAAGAATTATATCAAAAAGTGTAACCGCTCTGGGTTGTACTTCTCAAGGACAAGCGAATAGGTTTGGAAGATGGACGCTTCTAACTGAAAAACTCGAAAATCAAATTGTAAAATTTTCGACAGGAGTTAATGCAAACTTTTTAAAACCTGGCGATTTAATATATGTACAGGACTCCGACGAGACAGGAGTTTCTGCTAGTGGTAGAGTATCAAACTCGGGAACAAGAAATACTACTACAATTCCATTAGATAGAACAATAACATTAGAATCGGGCGATACTTATGAACTACATTTAATTTATCCAAAAGGGGGTGCTTACTTAAACGAAGACGGGCCTATATACATAAGTGATACCAGTACAACTGCTTATAACAGAGGAGATTTAATTACAACTGCAAAGGTGGCAGGAACAACAGGCTCAACAACAACTATTGATACTGAGGACGAAGCAAATAACCTTACTGAATTTAATTCTCCTTATAAAGCATTAAAAACATACTGGTCACCCTACTCTAGAGTTGAAACGAGAACTGTATCAACAAGTGCGGGGAATGTAAGTTCTTTAACAGTAAGTAGTGCTTTTACAGGAGGTACTCCTGACGCAGAGGTTATGTGGGCTCTTACTAATGTTACAGATGTTAGTAGCTCTAAAAAGGCGAAAAAATATAGAGTAGTCTCTATTGAAGAAGGCGGAGATTTACAATTTAATATTGCAGGGCATTTATATGACCCAGATAAGTTTAATGCTATTGATATGGGACATGAAGTTTATCAACGAGATGTTGAAAACTTACCTTTAAAAGATCATAAAGTACCTTTTGTTAGTAACTTAAATGTAAAATTTGAGCAAGAAAGTTCATCTTCTACAGATACAGAAGAATCTAGTAACAGGTATAACGCAGTTGTTACTTGGGATGCTCCGCTCAATGTTGATGACAATAGTTCTTATGATTTTTTACAAGGTTTTGACTTTAAACATAACGTAGAAGGGAAACCCAGCCCTGTTATTTCTTTAGATGCGAATTCAACTTCGTACACAATACCTGGCGTACCTGGAAGTGGCGAGTACAAGTTTGCTATTAGAGTAGTTTCAACACTAGATCAAGTAGGAAAATGGGTAGAAATTTCAAGCTTTTTTGTAGATGCAGAAAGAGTCGCTGGACTAGCTACCTTGCCTAGAATTACAGGAGTGGCTCAGGGAGCGCTTCTTACCACAACAACCACACTAGCAAGTACATCTGTTCTTACTTTAGGCTCGGGAAGCTATAATATTAATAAACCAAATGGTAATATAGTAGTAGTTTCTGGAGGTACAACTACGTATAACTTTAATGGTTTATCAGATGGAGAAACAGGCTACTTATTGTGGGATAGCAGTGCAGCAGCATGGAAAATGGTAGAAGTTTATAGTGATACTACAGTATTAAATGCAGCGGGAGCTGCCTTCACAGGAGGATTTAACTATTGGAAGGAAATCGCAACTGCGGACCCAGGATTAACTCGAGTTACGGCAGGAGATGCCTGTCTAGCCACAGTTGCTATAACAGAGACAAGGAATGGAGTAACCATTAGTAAAAATGGTAATACCATTACTGCTGGTAGTATAAAAACTAGACTATCTGACGAATTCACTCCAGGAGACCTCATTCGATTAGGAACAGGTTCTTCAGCATGGTATGGAACGGTTAAACAAGTAAGTGAGCCCTTCTACTTCAATCCTAGTATTGCTGTAAATACTACAAATAACACTATAAAAATACCTGGTAATACCTTTACTACAAATCAAGCTTTCTACTACCAAAACGCAGGCGGAACAACAATCGGAGGATTAACAAATAATACATTATACTATGTAGTAGATAAAGATGATAGTAACGGGACTTTCAAACTATCAGCTTCTTCAGGCGGATCAGCTATATCTTTAACGGGTACAGGAAGTGATATAAGTCAATACCTACAATCAGCAACAGGAACAATAACAACAAATGAAGCGATTTATAAAGCTTTTGATGGTAGTGGAGCAGATGCTTATATATACAAGCAAACTTTTGCACCTGATAAAGGAAACGACTTCTTATATGCTAAAGTGGTGAGGACTAACAGTAGTTCTTACGCCTTAACAGTACTAGGACAACAACCAGGCGAAAAAGGAGACGATGGAGTTACAACTTATACATGGGTTAAATACGGCACTAACTCTTCAGGAGCAGGTTTAGCAGATACTTATACAGCAGGCACTACAACTTATATAGGTCAAGCTTTTAATAAGACCAGTGCTACAGAGAGTACTACAGCATCAGACTATACATGGTCTAAAATCGAAGGAACCGATGGAAATACAGGCCCAACCGGACCGTCAGGAACAACAGGACAAGGGTCAAACTTTGTCTTTCAAAGAGCAGCAAGTGCTCCAAGTATCTCTGCAGATGGACTAAATATTCCTAGTGGTTGGTCGGACTCGCCCCCAAGTGGAACAGATTTATTATGGGCATCAAAAGGTGTCGTAGGGGCAGGTGGAACAGCTTATACTTGGGGAACAGTATTTCTAGTTGAAGGAAAAGCGGTTGCAGAATTAAGATGTTATTCAGATGTTGTTGCAAATAGTGGTAGTTCTCCTACTAAGCCTAGTAGTTCTACTTATAGTTTTGCAAGTGTAGCTCTTACCTTAAATGACTCGAATTGGAACGAGGGGCCACCAGCTTTAGCAAATAATGGAGATAGCGTTTATTCTTGTACTGCTCTTGTATCAGGAGCGCCTACAGCTACAGCTATAGCGGTTACTTGGACAAACCCTGTTCTGTATACAAGAAAAACTGATGGGGCAACAGGACCAACAGGTGGAACAGGACCAACAGGTCCAGGAGGACCAACAGGACCGACAGGTAATACAGGGGGAACAGGACCAACAGGACCACAAGGGCCAGAGGGAGGAGAGGGACCTTTAGGACCAACAGGGCCTACAGGCCCAGGAGGCCCAACAGGCCCATCTGGAGCGGCCGGTATTACAGTATTAAACACCCAGCCCTTATTATTATATATGTCAGGAGATGACGGAGCTACTTATACACCAGACGCTAATAAAACTTCTGTAGTAACTTTTAAACAGGGAAGTAGCACCCTTGCAACAACAACTATAACATCTGCTATTACCGCATCAGGA